AAACAACATCTGTTAGCTATGAAACAATCTATCTTTAGTAAAGAGAAAGATAACTTTCGTAGAAAAGATAATGATATGTATTGTTCTCAGTTTCAATCACTAACTAAAGCAGGTGCATTGTGAACGATCCATTAGTTGATAAGGTATGTGAGAAGATGAAACGCAGAGCTGCAGAAGGTATCCTTAAATATGGGGATACCATGCGCACTGCTAATAAACCTTTCTTACAATGGATAGAAGATGCACAAGAAGAAGCAATGGACTTCATTGTATATTTAGAAAAAATTAAAGAAGGACTAGAATGATCTATGACACCAGAGCAAAACTTATGGGTAGCAGTTGTAGCTACAGCTATACAAGAAGCACTAAAGAATCCTACTCATATAACTCGCAAGGGTGTAGAAAAGAAACACATAGACTATCATCACATACTTAACGCTAGACAATGGCTTACAAGTAATAGTGATGACTTTAGACATACTTGTCATCTTGCTGGATTAGAACCTGAATACGTACAACGTAAATGGGCTATGCTTCAGCAAGGTGATTTAGATGCAAAAACTTACTTCACCGATAGAACTTACTAATCAATAATCTTATCACAATGTTTAACGCCTGTTTGATCTACAGTCATAAGACATTGTTCTAAACTACAAGTATATTGTACTTGATTGCCTGAGTTACGTTCAGCTAATCTTTTAGCAGATAGACATGTACTTAAATTGTCTTGATGGTACCACCCTTCGATAGACTTGTTACCACCATCATATATATATAGACTCAAGATAATAACTGATTCAATGATTCCCATTTTTTCTTTCCTCTAAATCTATAATACGATCTTCATGAAACTGTATAATCATTTCATTCTTAAGTATCAGTGGTACCTCAGCTTCCATTTGTTCTTTTAATTTTTCTACATTCTCAGCTAAGTATTCAACTAACATATATAGTTCTTGAATTTGTGGACTAACCATATCACCTTTAGGTACACCATCTACAAACGCATTGGCAGCTTCAATATCTTTTTCCATTAACTGTAAAGTTGTTTCAATAGAGTTTAATCTTTCAACAATAGTAAAGTAACTCATAGTACCTATAGCAACTGCAGCTAGTATAGCTAAAAGATTTCTTGCAGGTAAAGATATTTGTGTAGAGTCAGATAGCTTCATACTTCTGATCCATATCTAGACTCACAGTAAAACTCAAATCCTTTAAGTGAATCACCATATGTAATTATATGTGGACTTAATAATTCTATTTTATGTTCTGCAATATACTCATGGCATTCCCACGTATTTTTAAATGTCTCAGCTTTATATTCTCTACCAACACTTAAGTCGCTGTCATGAAATGTTAAAACTATTGTTATTATAAACCACATTATTTAATCCACTTATCAATTAGTTTTTTACCTGCATAGATAGACATGATTAGTAATAGTATTAATATAAAATCTAATGTGTTAGATCCTGTATCTACTTCTACTTTACCATTATCAAAAGCAATTCTTTCATTACCTGTTATCTCAATAGACTCATTCATCTTTTACCAAAGAATTTAGTTGCACCTTTAATACCAAATGATGCAGATACAATTACACCTAGTGTATACTTGTACCAGTCAGGAGTCATAGCAAGAGCTGCAAACCCACGTTCAACATATTCCACAGTAAAAGGAAGAAAGCACAAGAGTAAAGGAATGCTAAACAATATAGTGAGGTATTCGTCTTTCCAAGACTCTTTGCTTCCTTTAATAGCTTCAACATCCCAATCGATCTCCCCTTTAATTTGTTTAGACATCAACTCAGTTTCAGCTTTTATTTTTGTAAGTTTCTGTTCAGCTTTAGCTTTGCGTGTTTCAATAACACCACCTACTACTTCACTAGCAACACCAAGTAATGGTTTAATTAACATTTGTAACATAATTATTTTCCTGTTTTATTAAGTGCTACTGCACCACCTGCTGTAGATATAGCAGCAAGAGCTGTACCTGCAGCACCTTTAAGTTCTGGATATATTTTTAAAATTTCATTTCTAGTAACAGGATTCATTAACCTAGCAAATATTAACTTTCTTTGTTTTGGTGATATGTTTATTAAAAATGTTTGCATTCTATCAATAGGCACATCTATGAAAGGTTTTTTAGATGAAGATAAAGCAAAACTATCAGATCCATAATTTAATTTAATGCCTTCATCTAACTTTCCTTTTACTATAGTATATTTATCTCGAGCTAATTGTTTTTCTTCCAATGTTAATGGTGCTGTTTGTCTACCACCCTTAAAATATCCTATTGATTGACCATCATCTGAATAACCAAGATGTATATAATCAGGTCTCCTATCATCAAAGCCTTGTTTTTTACTTATAGGATGTCTAGCAGAATCAACAGAAGCTTTTCTATATGGTACTTGTGCAGTTCTTACAACTGGTATTTTATCAGCTCTGGCTTGACCATAATTTTTAGCAACTCCACCAATATTATAATATAAACCTTGCAAACCACTAGGATCTGCTGTTGGACTTATTGGCATATTATCTACTCTAGCACCTATTACAGTTCTAAGGTTAGATTGTTTAGGTGTTTCTTTAATTCTGTATGGTTTAGTTATAGCAGCACCACCTCCAAAAAAAGGCATTTGATACATGGCTTTTAAATCTCTAGTTAATCTTTCATCACCAACAATATCACCAGCTGCACCAGCTATTCCATAAGCAGCAGTGTTTAAACCTCTTAATGCAAGATCACCTACACTTGCTATGCTTTGTAATAGTGGTGTATAGAAACCTGTATATTTTTGTACACTTTTATATGTATCAGGATCCATTCCTATTGGATTATCTAAATCTAACCCTTCAACAATGCCTTGCACTGCGAGTTTTCTTTCAATCATTTTTGTCCTTATATATTAGAGATAATAGTGCTTAGTTCTAAGCATCTTTCAGGGGTTTGCGTATACCAACGAGAGTCACGCATTTCTACTGCAGCTCTAGAAAAATCAGATTCTCCAATAGCTTTAAACATATTCTTAAATTTACCTACTCCAGCCTGTCCTAGCTGAAAACACATCTCAATTAGAATGCTTTGTACAATAGCCTTTTTGATCTGAGGTAGATCAGAGTATAGAGTGTTCTCTAAATGTTCTTCTATGAGCTTGTTTGCCCCCTTTAAAGCGATATCAAAGTCCTTATCAAATAGCTCTTGCCAGCCTGCTTCAGATTCAGGTATTTCTTCACCACCTAATATTTTATGCCCCCAACCACCAGTAAGAAACCCAAGGGTATCTTTATAAGGTTCTAATCTATAGCCTTCATGAGCTTTGATTCTAGCTTTAACAATATCCATTAGTCGAGATAGTATGATTTAATTAATTCATCTACAATCAATCCTTTAATTGTAGTTGGTTCACCAGTTGATCTTCTTGGTACTTCGGTTGCCATTTTTTCTAAAGATCCTTTTGGGTTACGATAAGTTTGTAATCTATATGTTACATCATCAGAACAATCCATACATATATCTGCATATTCAGTTCCCCATTTAGATTCAGTAAATACTCTTACTACTCTAGGTAATGCTTCATTGTCATATTGTACATTTAAATAAAACTTTTTATTATTATGAATATACTTTCTTGTAACACCTATTCTTCTATTGCTTTCAGGCTCATACATAATTGGCTCCTCAGTTAAGTTGGTTTGCTCCATTGAGTAGTTGTCTTGCGAGATTAATTGCATCTTCGCTTGTAAGTCTGTTTTCTGCATAGATTCCTCTTGTTGAATTGATATATAAATAAAGTTTATTCTTAACTATCTTAATCCCCTGCTTGGGTGTAGTCAAATATTCTAAGTCAGTTCCTTGTTCCATCGTCCGCCTTTATTTAAAACCATAGGTATCAACTTTGGGAGTCCATTTAATATAACGCCACATCCAATAATTGGTCTTGATTTTTGTGTTTTCATGTATTCGAATGCTAGAGACTTAGCATCTATTAAGCATCCGACTTGCATACCCCAGTTTA